AAACAAAATAAATGTACATGAGGTAAATGTTATTGAAGATGTACAAAGTGATATGGCGTCTAGTGTAAGAGAAGATATATTAGATCAAGGAGAAGATACTATTACATTTTTAAATAATTATGTAGATCAAATACAAACTGATTTAAACAAACAAAAATTAAAAGAGTTTATTAAAGAAACATACGTTGAAGCAAACGATCACTATTCAGGTTAATTATGAAATTTGAAGCACATTTATTATGGTCAACACCTTTGTATCTAACAACTGATACTAATTTAGATAATGATAAGTTAGCAAAATATATTTACAACGAACAAAAAAATGATCCTGATGGTAGAGTAATATCAAATGATCAAAATGGTTGGCAAAGTAAACTACTTGATCCTAATAGTGAAGCAATAAAACCATTATCAAATACAATACTTAAACTATGTTTAGGAATAAAATTAGGTATAGAAAATATTAAGATACCTCAAATATGGGCAAACATTAATCCTACAAATAGTTTTAATGTACCTCATCAACATGGCACTTATCATATATCAGGTACTTACTATGTACAAACGCCAGAGAATTGTGGAGACATAGTACATAGAGATCCAAGACCAGGTGCTTTGTCAAACGGATTTTTTAACGATAGATTTGATCACGGTGAATGTAGAAAGACATATGATAAAGAAGATTTCTTAGCAATATGGCCGAGTTTTGTAGATCATTATGTTGAGCCAAATAGAAATACAAAAGACAGAATAAGTATAAGTTTTGATGTGAATGTTATATGATTATATTTAAAAAAATAAAATGGAAAAACTTTTTATCTACTGGTAATCAATTTATTGAAGTAGATTTAAATAAATCAAATACAACATTAGTTATAGGCACAAATGGTTCAGGTAAATCAACTTTACTTGACGCTATGACCTTTGTTTTATTTAATAGACCATTTAGAATTATTAAAAAAGATCAAATGATAAACACTGTTAATAACGGTGAAGCATTAGTAGAAATAGATTTTTCAATAGGTACAAAACAATATAAAGTTAAACGAGGTATAAAACCTAACATATTTGAGATATATGAAAATGGTGAACTAATTAACCAGGATGCTTCAAGTGTTGATTATCAAAAAGTTTTAGAAAGAAATATAATGAGATTAAGTTATAGATCATTTATTCAAGTTGTATTGTTAGGTTCTTCATCTTACGAGCCGTTTATGAAAATGAAATCTCGTTATAGAAAAGAAGCAGTAGAAGAAATACTTGACATTAAAGTGTTCTCACATATGGATTGGATGCTAAGAGATCAACAGTCAACACTTAATAAAAAACTTATAGAAGTAAAACATAACGCTGACTTAATTAAATCTAAACATGAACTAGAAGAAAAACATTATAATGATATTAAGAATAGAAATACAGATGATAAAACTTATAAAGAAGATCAATTAAAAAAATTAGATTTAGATAAAAAGAATTACTTAGAAAAGATACAACAATTAGATAGTGAGTATAAACAACTAGAAGAACAAACAAAAGATAAAAATAAAACACAAACTAAATTATCTCAGTTAGAAAAAATAGAAACAAAAATAGAACATAATTTAGAAACACATAATAAAAATTTAGAGTTTTTTAGTGAAAACGATTATTGTCCTACTTGTACACAACCAATAGATGAACAGTTTAGATATGATAAACAAGACAAACTAAAATCTAAAGTAGATACTTTAAATGATGGCATGAAAAAACTAGTAGAAGAAATAACTATCACTGAAAATAAACTATCACAAATTAATTCTATATCAGCAAAAATGACAGATTTAAATATAGAAATGTCAAAAGTTAATACATCAATAAACGAACTTAAAAAATTTAGTGATAATCTACACAATGAGATACTATTGTTAGACAATAAAAAAGAAGATAGTAATACTATTGAGCAACAATTAAATGAGTTATCAGAAAGATTAAAAGAAACAGAAACAGAATTACAAAAGATAACCGAAGAAAAAATTTATGTTGATACAGTTAGAGAAATACTATCAGAAAAAGGTGCTAAGACTAGAATTATAAAGAAGTATTTACCTATTATGAATACGTTAATAAATCAGTATTTACAAGAAATGGACTTTTTTGTTAACTTTAATTTAGATGAAGAGTTTAACGAAACAATTAAAAGTAGATTTAGAGATACATTTAATTACAATAATTTTAGTGAAGGTGAAAAGTTAAGAATAGATTTAGCATTACTATTTACTTGGCGACAAATTGCTAAAATGAAAAATAGTACAAATACAAATGTTTTAATATTAGACGAAATATTTGATAGTAGTTTAGATAGTCAAGGTACAGAGGACTTCTTTAAAATATTAAAAACATTATCTAAAGAAAATGTGTTTATAATATCTCATAAAGGCGATATACTATTTGATAAGTTTACAAATATCATTAAGTTTGAGAAAATAAATAACTTTACGAGGTTACAAAGTGTTTAAACAAGATATATTAATAGTTGATAATTTTTTTGATAATTTTAATGCTATAGAAAAAGCATTTTATCAACATGAATTTTTTAGTAAAGAAAAGTATCCTATTGATAAAAATGAATTTCAAGGCAACTGGCCTGGATTTAGAACACAACTATTAAATAAGTGTAATCCATTTTTAGATCAATTGTTTATACAGACATTTTTAAATAAGATAGATTATAATAATATTCGTTTTTGGGTATCGTCATATCTACATAGTAGATGGAAAGACATGGAAGACTGGATACATACAGACGCTGAAAAATCTCAGTTTTCTGGTTTAGTATATCTATCGCCAACTAATTTAGAATCAGGCACTAGATTTTATGATGATAAAGAAAATGAAATAGCTGATATAAAATTTGTACAAAATAGATTTGTATTCTTTAATGGCAATTACAATCACATGTCAATAGGCAATCACGGTACAAATATAGAAAACGGCAGATTGACACTTAATGCTTTCTTTACAATTGACAGGAGTTAAATATGAAAGATTTACAATTAATACCACCAAATGATCCTAGAGTGTTAACTGCTATCGCACCATTCCAAGAGGATATGTTAAAAGAACTTGACATAAAAGATAGAGCAGAATTATCAGACGCTATGTTTACTACTATGTTTAAATATGGTGGTATAGGATTATCTGCTAATCAAGTTGGTTTACCTTTTAATATGTTTGTTATGGGTGGTCATCCACAATTAGAAGATGGTTTAAAAATGACTTGTTTTAATCCTACTATTATTTCATCTAGCGAAGAAAAAGTTGCTATGAAAGAAGGTTGTTTATCTTTTCCGTTTATGTTTATAACAATAACTAGACCTAGAAAAATAGTAGTTAAGTATGAAGATGAAAAAGGTGATTTAAAAGAAGGTCATTTAGATGGTATGATGAGTCGTATATTTCAACACGAATACGATCATATGATAGGTAGAGTATTTACTGAATATGCTAGTAAATTAAAACTACAAAGGGCTAACGCAAAAGCAAAAAAAGAAATCAAAAAAATTCAAAGATTAAAGGAGAAAAAATGATAAACTTTTTAAAGAAAATTTTAGGTATTACTGATTTAGAATATAAAGTTAGATTAATTCAGAGACAAAATTATTGGAGAGACAAATATAAACATGCCAGGTAAGTGGGACGGTAGAAGTAGAATATCAACCGACAAATATAGAGAAAGTTTTGATAGAATATTTAAAACTAATCCTGTTGCTAAAGAGGTTAGAACACCTACTTATAAACAAAGAGTAGTAAAACCTAAAAAAGGTAAAGGTAGTTTTAAACGAGTGAAATGAAAATACAAGTAAACGATTATACATTTTATAGACATACAAACTTTATGGATAAATCTTATAAAGAAAAGTATATTTCTGATATTGATAAAGTTATATCAGACGGATATGTAGCTAGTAATAATCAGCCGCCTTTACAAACTAAAACAGACTTATATGATCAGGTAAAACATTACAATCGTTGGATTGAACTACAAATAAAAATAAAAACAATTATAGAAGAAAGTATAGGCAAAGTACAACTCACTGAAAGTTGGGCAAATATTAGTAGAGAAGATAATCAATATGGTTTTCATACACATAAAAGAGATATAACTGCTGTGTATTATTTAAAAAACAATTATACTAATTATGGCACACAAATAGATGATAAAGTAATTATACCTGGTTTAGAAAACTCAGTGTTAATATTTGATGGCAAGATAAATCATAGTATTATTAATATGCCTTTTGAGTTAGCAGTACACCCACACAACAATAGATATTCAGTAGTATTTGATTATGACACCATATAATTTTCCTAAATTAGTTATTGAACAACATGATGGCTTTCATATAGTAAGAGACGACTTACTAGAAGGTGGTTCTAAAAGAAGATTTGTAGATAGGTATATGAGAGAAGAGATAAAAGAAGGTGCCGAAGAATTTGTATATGGCGGTTGTCCAGCAAATGGTTATGCTCAACTATCTTTAACTTTACAAGCGAATCACTATGGTAAGAAAGCCGTGTTTTTTATGGCAAAGAGATCATTAGATAATTTACACCCTTACCAGAGACAGGCATTAGACTATGGTGCTGACATTAGGTGGGTACCTAACGGCATGCTACAAGTTACAAAAGCAAGAGCCAGAGAGTATTTTTACGAGGATCCTAAGAAAAGAAGACTACTGCCATTAGGGTTAGAAGAAAAAAGAGTATTTGAAGACATAAGGGACCTTGCTAAAAATATAGAAATAGAGTATAATATAAAGATTAGTGAAATATGGTCTGTTGGATCAAGTGGTACTTTAACAAGAGGATTACAAATGGCATTTCCTGACAAAGAAGTACATTGTGTTTCAGTAGGTCATAAAATGGCACAACACGAAATAGGTAGGGCAAATTTGTTTATAAGTAAATATAAGTTTACACAAGAAGTTAAAGGTGATGATATACCACCTTTTCCTAGTGTGCCAACTTATGACGCAAAAGCATGGGCAATAATGAAAGAACATGCTAAACCAAACGCACTATTTTGGAATGTAGGTAAATAATGAGTAAAGATATTAGAGACGATCACATAGGAATATTTGACGATTACTTTGGCGCTCAAATGTGTGATAATTATATTAGTTATTACAAAGAATTAGAAAGTAAAGGTTTAATTAAAACAAGACAAGAAGAAAGACCTGAAGTAGATCAATTACACATAAAAGATAAATCAACAGATTTAATAGTACCATCAACGCAAAACTTTGGCGATTTTAATATAACTTATCACGCTAGTGAATTTAACGCTATGTTTTGGGGTGGACCCTATGCTGAATATAGAAAAAAATACTCTATATTAGATTCATATCCTAGTCATAACATCTTTAGCATAAGATTACAAAAAACATCACCAGGTGAGGGATATCACACATGGCATAGTGAAGATAATGGACATCAAGTAAAAGGCAGAATGATGGCTTATATGTTATACTTAAATGATAATTTTGAAGGTGGCGAAACAGAATTTATCTATCAAAAAGATAGAATAAAACCAAGAAAAAATAGACTACTAATTTGGCCTGCTGCTTATACACATGTTCATAGAGGCAATCCTCCTATAAACGGCGACAAGTATATAATCACTGGTTGGGTAGAAATGTAATATATGACATATAAAACACACGAAGAAAAACAAAAAGTATTAGATGAAAAAATGAAGAAGTTTTTAGAGAAAGGTAAGACAATTGAAAAACTGCCACCTGGCTCTGCTTACAATCTAGGATCGTTAGACTTTCATGGTAAACCTAGATATTCAGCTTTAGAAATTAAAGCAGGCAAAGATAAAAAATGAGTGATGTATTACAAACCACACACGATACAATAAAAGATAAAGGCTTTCCTTATTATCCTAAAGATAAGAAATGGCGAGACGA